CTCAGCGCCAGAGACATTAACCATGGAAAAGTATGAGGTGCCCGATGCATCTCTTCCACCAGTAAGTTTTGCTTTAAATCTATCCCAATGAGCAGCACTAATCTTCGCTTTATACCAAGGTTGTTGTGGATCTAGAGTCCCTGCTGGTGGTAATGAATTATACATGACTTATTAGTTACCTATTACGCTTGCATGACCCCATGCTGGACTATGGGTTCTACCAGATGCTAAAGAAAGACCGCCAAATGGAATGGGCATTGGAATGAGTTGTGGCGCTGATTGTGATGGTTGGGATGCTTTTCTTGACAGGAAATCCATAAACATACCTTCTTCCGCAGCAACGTTAGGATCTTCACCTACTGTAGTATCTTTATTTATTGGAGTCGCTGGAGTTGATGCTGCTGTATGTTGCGCTTGTGCCCTTGCTGCAGTAAGAGGTGCAGAAAGTTTATTCTTTGCATTTCTTACATATGAAGTTGGATCAACAATTTTTCCATCTTGATATACCTCAAAGTGTAAGTGAGTTTGTTCTCCACCGCTACTACTATAGTACTTGTATAATTTTCCAACTTCTTGACCACCATACACTTTTTTCCCAACTCTAACATTTGAAGATGGGGTGATGTGCAAATATCTCGTTGATAATCCATTTCCATGATCAACCATCACTTCTCCATATGGGTAAACATTACTCGCTTGAGCAACAGTTACTGTTCCTGTTTTATATGCAACTACTGGTGCTCTAGAATCTGCTCTTGAGTGTTCTGTAATATCAATACCTAAATGTTTTCTACCCCCACGTGCAGCAGTATCACCAAATGATTGGGCAGAAGTTCTACCACCAGCAGCGTCAGCACTAGCAAGTGGCATAAAAGTATCACCACTAATTGATCCAGTATAAGGATCAACTGCCGCTGGTGGTCCACTTGCTGCTTGTGCTGGTCCACCCAAAAAGAAATTAGTAACACCTTCAGCAAGTCCCATGGCACCACGCACTAATGGATTCTCTAAAACATTTTTCTTAATCCAATCAAAGATTTTCTTAATTGGTTCTAAAATACTTTCAAATCCTTCGGTAAGGAATTTTATAACTTTATTAACAATATCACCAATCTTACTTCCGACTGGTTGTATGCCTCTAATATTATTCCCCTTCTGTACTGGTAAATCTTTAACTTCAGATAATTCTCTGATAGATGCTTTCGCCTTGCTACCAATTCCAGTTTTATCCAGATATTCTTGAACCGAGGAAATTAATTGCCCACTTCCAAAATTCAAGAACTCAAGTGCAGTGTCAGATCCTAAGAAGTATGCAAGTTTACTTTTTGGAACGATGAATTCCTCCTCACCCCCATCTCCGACAATAACCATTTGTGGAGTATTGCCAGTTTCCATGCCCTCTGCTGCTGCAGCAAACCCAGCACCAAATCCAGCATCATTTATGCCAGTACCATAATCTTGGTATCCCTTAACTGTAGCATCATATGTTTCTTTAATACCCTCATTTCTCTCTTCTTTTGTCTTGCCTGTCATTTGAGAGACAATACTTTCCCAGGATTCTGGAAACAATTCTCTTAAAATATCAACAACAACAGCAACTAATCCTATAAATGGAATAGCACCCAATGCAGACAACGCTGCACCTTCATAATCACCCTTACTCCAACGTTCTACCATTTCCCAAAGAGAAAGAACAGTACCAAGACCAACAACTAATCTAGTAAGAATTTTCTTAAGTGCTAATTTCCCACCCTTTTTAATTAAAATCTCTGTTACTTTTCTACCAATTCTACTTTCTATTGCTTCTCTAAACCACTTTGTTCCTGCTAACCAAGTAATAAAATCATCATATAATTTTTGTGCAGCACCTTTTAATTTATTAAATGCTGCATTTGCACCCTCTTTGATTTTTGCATAAGTTTGTGGATCAGTAAGAACTGCTTTCCACTTTGACCACCTAGAAGCAATTGCTTCTCCAATCTGTTGACCACCCTTAACAGCAGATTGAATGCCCCCCATGACACCCATTCTTGCTTTATTTAATTTTTGACCAATACCTGAAAATCTATTAAGAAATCCAAATCTATTCCCTCCCCCTGGGACAGGTGGTTTACCACTTGCTTGGGAGATCATTTCTCGTGAGAAATTATATACTGACCTAGCAGTATCCCATCCCTCACTTACAATTTTCTTACCTTGATTAACCTTCTGACCAACAAACTCTCTACCTGCCCTAACTCCAGGTTCAGCAAACTGCCTTACTTTAGTAGCACCAAAAGTAACTGCATCTTTTGCTTTTGTAAGTGCCTGTTGAGTTTGTAGTAATGCCTTCTTTGGATTCTTAACTACAGTTTCAGCAAATCTTTTAGCTTGCCTAAAAGGTCTTGTTAAATTTCTTTGAGCACGTCGAAACCTTACCCCAATGTTTCTCTTGATTGGAGCAATAAACCTTCTAGCTTGTCTAAGGGGTTTAGTGAAGTTTCTCCACTGCCTTTTTATATTAACATTTACTCTTCTCTTAAAAGCATTAATTCTTCTTCTCAGCAATCTTAACCGAGAACGTACTGATTTAGGAACTAATTTCTTATAAAGTTTCTTTAATGTCTTCTTTACAAGATTCCTTAATTTATTTAAAAGATTTTTAAACCAAGGAGAGTTCTTTTTAGATAATTCCTCTTCTTCTCTCTTTTCCTGAGAGTTATTACCCTTTTGCTCAGAAGTTTCATCCTTGTCTAATAATGATTTAAGTCGAGATAACCTCTCCTTTTCATACTTCTGTATTTTCTTTGCAAGTTTTAAGTTTAAAACTGCAGTATTTCTAAGACGAAGTGTTTCCTTTACAAGAGTCCCTGCTTTAGGTTTCGATTCTTTTTTAGGATCCTTTTTTAAATCTGGAGCAGTTGTCTTCGTCCCTCTCAAAGCGGCAACAGGATTCGCACCATACACCGAAAGTATGGCATCATTATATTCAGTTAATCCTATTTGCTTTGATTTCATTAACTTTGGTGTTTTTGCTGTTCGATTCTTTGTCTTTCCTCTTCCAGATACTGTTTCAATAATGCAATGTAAATGTCTTTCTCCCAAGGAATCAGACCATCAAGTTCAGTTAAACTGTACTTATGATGTTGCATTAATGAAAAATTAGTTCTGTAATAATTCTCTAAGGAATTATGGAAGAGGCTTATCCGAAAAAATTAGCAAGTCCTTCAACAACATAGGTCGATTCAACCTGAGTATTGGGATTAGTAAATTTAACCTCATGCTTTAAAGAAGGCATGGTTTCAAAGAACTTTTGAACATCATTAAATTGTTTGCTACTCATGCTCTCAAGGAAAGATACAAATTCTTCAGCAGTTGTTGTTGAACTATCCCAAACATCCTCTTCATTGTAAATCTTTTCAATAGAATTTGCAACAAACTCAAATGTATCATTAATATCCTCTTGGGGTTTAGTAAAACTATCCAAACCAGGATACTTCATCTCTACCCAAAGATCATCAGATAATTGAATTTTATTAGAGTGATCTTTATCAAATTTTACCTTAACATCATCAATGTTGATGTTAATTCTTACTTCAGTTTCTCCATCATCTGGGGCAATCACAATGAGTTCAATTACCTCTCCTACGGATTTACCTCTAATATTCAAAAAGATATATTCAATATCAAATGTCGCCAACTTATCAAAATCAAAATCTTTAGTAGTTACACAAGCATTGATAATTGATTTCAACGCATCTGCAATTTGATTATCATCTTCAGATTCAAGTGCCATCAGAAGAATCTTTTCTTCTTTTACAACAAAGGGTCTATATTTGATTCTTTGTTTTGTAGATGGAACGGTAAGATTATATGTTGGTGTATTCAGAGTAGGTAAGGACATTAATTAAACTCCATATCATAAAGTTATTTAGTATCAAATTCTAAGGGAATTTTGTAATGTTTTTGCTCCAATAGATCTCTTATTCTGTAAAGTTTCTGTCGTAAAATATTCGTAATAGAACGTGGTTTGTAATCGCATTGGTTGATTTGGAGCATTACTCACGGTTAAATCATTAACCATATATGGAAATGCTTTGTGAAGACGAGTTCTAGTAACTACATTATGAGTATCATAACTGCTCTCCGCTCTCGATTTTGTTTTAGAACTAGTATTAGGTTCTAACTTATCAATAATAATATCATGAGCATAGTTATTGTAATATTGAAGTTGAGACAATATGGTTGGTGATACAGATCCAGTTCCGTATGAAGTTTCAAATCCAAAAATATAATCAGACCACAATCTTAAAAACTTCAATGGAGTATGGTCCATATCCATCAAAAATGAAACATTCATTTCAGTAAAGTTTCTGGTGTGTGCGTATCTAACATTGATACCAGGAACAATACCTTTTAAATCTCCAGTTGCAATACTATATCCTGGAATATTAACTTCATCTGCCAAAAAACTCAACTTTGTTCCATTATTTACCACATTGTCATTTCTCCCATAACTTTCTGGAATATTGGAACCAGCAAAAGGAAAACCTCTATTGTTCATAAAGTCAGTTAAAGTTCCATCCGTATTGATATTAAGTAACGGAGGGAGTTCAAAAGAGATATGATACTGATTTGATGTAGCTAATCCATAGTCACCCACAATATTTTTTCTAATTCTGTCGATGTTCATCTAAATAGGACTAGGAACGTATATTTATATTTAGTATGGCATATAGTGGGAAATATCGACCTTCCCATCCCAAAAAATACAAGGGAGATCCGACAAATGTTATCTACAGATCTTTATGGGAAAGAAAATTCATGGTATGGTGCGATAACAATGAAAATGTCCTTGAATGGGGAAGTGAGGAAATCGTTATTCCTTACATTTCTCCTCTTGATAATCGGGTCCATCGTTACTTCCCAGATTTCTATGTCCGAGCAAGAACTAAAACTGGCGGGACGCAGAAGTTTATTATCGAGATCAAACCACTTAAGCAGACAACGCCTCCCGAAAAACAACGCCGTCGTACAAAGAGGTATATAACTGAAGTTACCACTTACGCAGTTAATGACGCAAAGTGGAAAGCAGCAATTGAGTATTGTAAAGACAGACGTTGGCAATTTAAGATCCTAACAGAAAAGGAACTAAAGATATGAGTGTCATCGAAGAAATCAAAAAAGACGGCGCAAAAACTATTGCAAGACAACGATCTATAGCGTTTGAATATCTTTTTGACAAAAATTATGCAAAATCTGATGTCATGGTAGGAAAATTCTACCTTTTTGAATATGATCCTAAAACAAAAGTGCAATTGGCACGTTGGGACAAATACCCTTTAGTTTTAGTAACTAATATCTATGAAGATGGGTTTATGGGGGCAAACTTCCACTATACCACACAAAAACAAAGAATGATCCTTGCTAAAAAGTTTCTAAATAGCAAGGTAACCATACCCCTTAAATTGCTACATAGATATATTGTAAGTCGAGCAGATAATTTATTTTTTGAAGTTCCAGAAGAAGAACTTGTTGAATTTGCTGCTTTATCTATAGAGGAATTTCGTGATAGTAAAAATAGATTTGTTAGTGCAAAGAAAGTTCAATTAGGTCAACGTAAGTAATGACAGCTACTAGGTTAATATATCCAAGAACCAGTGTAACAAATACTGGATTGTTTCTTACGTTTAGAGCGTATGACTATTCTGCAGCACCTACACCACCTGGTGCATTAGCAGATATTCAAAATATTATTTCTGGTAGTAATAGAGATGTAAATCTTACCGCAGATAACATTAATTCAAATTTAACTAGTGTTTTTGGTGGTGCTCCCACAGAAGAAGGTGGTTCAGGAATCAATCCCACAGCATCAGGTAATGCTAACTCATCACAAAATACTGGAGTAGCAAATATTTCTTTATATCTTCCACCTAAACTAGAATATCAATATGGTGCAGAATGGCAAAAGGTGTCATTTGGTGCTTTGGGAAGCATGTTTGGAACTGAGGGTGCAGGTGGTTTCTTTGGTGCTGCAGCAAAAGGAATTGCATCAACCGCTGCCAATTCTATTGTCGATCAAGTTACTAAATTAGAAGGATTTCAAGCAATTCCAAAAGTTGAAAATATTAGTTTAGATACTTTAATAGGTGCTGCATTTGGTCAAACATTTAATGATAATTCCCTACAAACCTTCAATAAAATGCAAACAAGATCTTTCAACTTTGATTATCTGTTTTTAGCAAGAGATGTTACCGAGGAAAATGAAATCCGAAAGATTGTTAAACAATTTAAATTGGGTATGCACCCAAGTTCAAAACAAAAAGGAAGAAGCAATTCCCTATTTTTAGGATATCCATACATTTGGAGAATTATTCCAAGTGGACTTAAAAGCAAATTTAAGGTTAAATCAAATGGTGTTGTCTCTGATGTAAATTCTGCAACTCCAGATGTTAGTGACTTTTTACCAAACACCAAATACTGTGCATTAACCGCCATGAATGTTGATTATACCCCAGATAATGTTATTGCACTAACTAAAAATGGGTTTGTTCAAGCAGTTAGATTGAGTTTACAGTTTGCAGAACTCACAACTCTGGTAAGACAAGATATTGAGACCTTTGAAGATTTAACGCAAATTACCGAAGCATAAAAATGGCATATTTCGACAAAGTTCCAGAAATTCTCTATCTTAAATACGATAAAAACCCCAATGATGGTACATACATTGCCATCAAGAATATTTTTGCTCGTATCAAACTGGTAGACAACATTGTACCAGGATCAACCATTTTTGATGACTATTTTGTCCGTGATGGGGAAAGACCAGATACCATTTCTATGGATTATTACGGAGATCCAGGTTATGACTGGATTATAATGATGATCAATAATATCAAAAATCTGTATAATGACTGGCCAATGACACAACCAGTTTTTGAAACATATTTGAATGCAACGTATGATGATGTAGGAGGTATTCATCACTATGAGACGATTGAACAGAAATATGATGATAATATCATTTTACCCGAAGGACTCCAAGTTGGAGAAGCATACAGATTTGTCGATCCAGACGGAAACTTGGTAAGTAAAGAGCAATCTAGAGGTCCAGTAAGTAACTACATTTACGAATTACGCAAAAACGACAAAAAACGCGAGATCTTTGTACTAAGACCCGCGTTAGTTGATCAATTTGTCGAAATCTTTACTAATGAGATGAAGTTTACTCCTAGTACAGAGTATCTCAACGAAACTCTAAAAATCTCTAATAATTAACTTTTGTTTTCGTGATTAAACTCAATCACGATCTTTTCGTGTTTTGTAGTTCTGTCAGAACAGTAATAATGAGATGCTTTGCCATTTAGCAACTTTTCAAGGTTTTCAACCAAATTAGCGGCAATCACCTTGTTAGTTGCTTCACGCCAATCACCTCTAATACGAGGTTCATTCTCAGTCACGTTGTCTCCAATCATCAGGTTTGTCTTGTTTGAACCAATCAACAATTTCGTCTGCTGAACCGAATCCCTTTTTATAATTAGATGGGTCGGGATCACCTAGTCCCATCTTATTCATAAAATCGTCCATACTACCCTCCTGGATGTCCTGTGACGCCTGACGACGTGCTTTGTTCAACCAGTCACGGGCAGTAGTGTAACGTTTGGCAAGTTTCTCTGCCCAAATCATGTCTTCTAGTTTCACTTCCTCCTTATTTGCAATTTTACTACAAATAAACTCTAACCTGAGGCGATACTGTGTAGAAAGCATGTTACTCTTCCGATAGATAGTGCTCTAATTGATTAATCCGTTGAAATTCGGCATATGCCGCTTCTGAGCGTGTATGGAGGACATCACGGATATCATCCATAATAAACGTCGGATCAATACCATCATCTAGGTATTTATCGATCGCTTCCTTGAGATACCTGTATCTATGCCACTCTTGAGAATAAGGTTTGTAGTGCATAATAAGTAAGTTTCATAAGTAAAATTTACATCGACCCTTTTGGGCAAATTTTTGGCGGAGTTTTTTTTCCGACTTTTTTGTAACTAAAAAGTGAATTTCGTTTTGGGAAATAAAAAAGGGGATCCTTTTCAGGACCCCCCCCCTCCTATATCAGAAGTCCTCGTTAGCGAGGGAATCGAAGTAGGAATAGGTATCCTCAGATGCAGAAGCAACAGGTGCTGCAGATGCAGTCAGGTTGTTCAGTTCCTCCTTCATTGCAGCAGGTACTGGAGCACTGTAGGTAAAGTCAGGAGCATTGAAGTCACGCTCTTCATCACGAACCTCAGGTGCAGGAGCACGACCCTTGAGTACAGTATCCAGACGGGTCTTCAGTTCATCATAGGACTTGAAGTTCTTGGCATCAATGAACTCATTCAGATCATACATCTTGTTGTAGATCGCTTCCAGTTGGTCATCTTCAAAACGACCAAGAGTGCCAGGGTTACCAAAACTAGACGAATCATAGTTCCAGTAACCAGCAACCTTCTTGATGCGAAGGTTGAAGTCAGCACCTTGCCAGAAGTCAAAAGGATTGACTGGTTCCTGACCTTCAAACTCAGGTTGCATCAGTTCAATGATCTTGTCATGGATCTTCTTACCATACTTGTAGAGGAAGACACGACCTTCGTTCTGAGGATTAGCAGGATCTTTGATCACATAGATGTTGCTGTAGTAAGACAGTTTACGCTTCTGCTTACGTGCAACTTCCTTATCGCTATCCAAACCACTGTTCCACAGCAGGCGGTTTGCCTCACTGACAGGATCTTGTTGACCCAGGGTGGTCAGGGAGTTTTCGATGTACCAACCACCAGGACCTTGGAAAGCATGACTCCAGACCTTTGCCCAAGGCATGTCGCAACCTTCAGTGGGAGGCAGGAATCGAATGACGGCACTGCCGACACCTTCTTTACCCATGGTAGGTTTCCAGAGTCGCTCATCGACGTAACCAGAAACACCTTCTACCTTATTGATTTCCTTGTTCAGTTTCTCCAGAAGGGAACCTTGGGTTTTGAGGGATTTAAAAGACATTTGTATTCTCCGTATTGAAAGGATTTGTTGGATTGTGTCGTATTGACTGGATTATCATAGCAGGATCACTGCTCAGTGTCAAGCATGTGCTGACGCATGGCGTTGACAGACGTGCGAGCAATCTTAAAAATCTCAGGACCGATCTGCGTTGCTGGGAGACCCAGTTGCTTTGCCGCTACTCTGAAATTCTGTTTGACTAACTCACTATCTTCATCATCAGAAAGATTCACTCTAGTATATAGAACCTCTTGCATCTCGATCAACCGTTCCATCTTGTCAAGAAGTTCTGCTTGCTCCTCTTTGGATTTCATTTCCATTAGAGGTGCTGACATGTATATCTCTTTATACAGTTCGTGCATCTCCTCTACTTCCTTACGGACAATCTCAGATGCAAACATTCCTTTGTCGTTCATAACCTTTGCAGTACTAGTTGCTTGATTTTGGTGGGATCTTCTTCGATGAATGGATCATACTTATGCAGAAGGAAAGACAATTGCTTCCAGATTACATCCTCTTTTAGCAACGTGTCATACCTACTAACGAAATTAGTAATCTTATTTAACATAATAAGAGTTTCCAACATCACTCTACCACCAAGATATGCTTTCAGCAACTGGGAATGACCACTATTGCATTTAAACACATCATTAAAGTCGCTTGTGAGGATAGAGAGATTCTCAATATCCTGACCAAACAAATAAGAAATACTTTGCATCTTTCTTTTCCAGTCCATGTAGTTCTTCTCATTCATTTGAATAATATGAAAGTTGGAGTTGACTAGAAAATTAGATACAAAGTATTGTTCTACTTCTTCCGCTGTGTATTTTTTGGAGAGTTTCTCAAAGAAGTAAACATCATTCCTCTCCATGAATTTTTCTCTCGATACTTTAATGCTACCTTGGTATTTAAAGTAATCGTATGTTTTGCGACTGAAGTGTGTCTTCAGTGCAACATAAATTTGATAAACCTCAAAAGGGTACATAATTAAAGTGGCAAAACACCTCTAGTTGTTTTTTTGATGTAGTTGAGGCGGGTTGCCTCTGCTTTAATCTTCTCCTTTAATGAAGGAGCGATTAGTTTTACAACTGATTCAATCTCAATGTCTTTTGACTCACAAAAATCAACGATAGCATCAATGTAATTGATGGTTCTATTGCTATCCTTGACCATGTTTTCAATAGTCATTGAAAACTTGTTCTTATCCATAAAGTTTTCATCAATTAATTCATTAATGTTCTTGTTTTTAGTGGGCATCTTTGTACTCTGCAATGTAATCGATTAGCAGAGGCACATAGTCGTCAGGGTTTTTGATGAACACTTGTGTGTCACCTGTTTGACAGGTAACTAAAGTAACGATCTGATCTACTTTAATACCAGAACGCTCTTCATACATCTTAGCATATCCTGTTTCTTGAACAAAATAATTCTCAATCCAGGATTCTTTCTTTTCCTTTGAAGAAGTTTTGAAATCTATAACGGAGAGTTTACCATCAAACTCAGCAATGCAATCTACTCGTCCAGCAATTCCAAACTCATGACTGAATAAAGGTGCCTCTTGGAAGTGTATGTTGTTAATACGACCAAGCATGGACTTTGCCTGCTTGAACAGTAACAACGCAAGATACTTATCTTTGTACCTTTCTAAGTCAAGATTATTGTTTAGATAATCTTCCACTATACTATGTAGTGAGGTTCCTACAGTCGCTGCACGAGTAGAGATTTTATTTGCTTCCTCAGCACCAACTCTGTTCCTCCACTCTGCAATTGATTTGCGTTTGCGAAAGGAACAGATGGTAGAGATCGATGGATAAAAATTCTCACCAACGGCGTAAACTCTTTTGCCCTCAACAGTTTGTGCTTTCAGGTCCTCAAGAATCACGCCCATATCAACATGATTAAACATCAACCGTACCCCAAATGCATTTTGCTAAGAATGTAACTCTTAATAAGACCACTTCTAACGATGTCATCAGTACCAAACTCGATACTCGCAAACTCATCCATAATCTCAAGAATCTTCATAAAGTCAAGGATACCATTACGCTCATTAGTTTTAATAAGGTCGGTCTGCATAACGTCACCCGCAAAGATGATCTTACAATCTTCACCAACACGGGTGATAATTGAATCCAGTTCGTGGAAGTTCAGGTTCTGACACTCGTCAACAATCACGATAGCGTGATCAAGAGTAGTTCCACGAAGGAAAGATGTAGACCAGAAGGAGATTGTTTCCTGTGCCTTCAGGTTGTCATACAGCATGTCAAATGCTGGATCATCAGGCATCTTAAACATGTACTTGACCATGTTCTTATAAGGAATCTGATACAAGTTTGACTTATCTTCGTGGTCTCCAGGAAGAAATCCAATCTCTCTTGTAGGAACCAGAGAACGCACCATGTAAAGTTTATCATAAGGAGATGTGCCCGAGAGGATCTCCTTCAGTGCCAGGTACATTGCAATGAATGTTTTACCTGTGCCTGCACAACCATACAGGAAAAGATTCTTTCCATTTTCGTATGCGTCGAATGCAGTTGTTTGATTGTCTGTTAAAGGATTGATCTCAACTAGATGATCAATATTAATTGGTTTCTTGCGTCTCATTTGTTTGGGAGTGCTGTTCACAAAATCAAATTGATTGTCTTTCCTTCTTCTTGGCATAGGGGTTAATGGGTGTCGATGTTAGAACCGTAGTTTGCTTTCTTGATAGATTTTAGAACGTCTCTAAAACCGTCAGGGACTTTGTTCCTGACTCCAGCGTCTCCAACAACACCAGGAAATGAATCATGGTACTGCTCAAGATGAGGATTATCTTGTTTATATTTATCGAGAACAGTAAAACTCATACGAACTTCACTAATCTCACCAGTTTCTTTATTCCTGAATTGATAAGTTGGCATTAACTTTCCTCATGACTTGTCCAACCCAATGCTTCTGCAACAATTGGGAACTGACCTGCAAAGATACACTTACATTCATTTGCAATGTCCATATGCTCTTTCTGTGTACCATGAGCAGAGCGTAACTCAATGTAATGGATCCAAGAACGAACTGAGCCCGTCATGTACAACCTGGTGGGAGTTGCTAGGGGAAGCACAAACCGAGCACACTCTTTGGCAATGCCCATCTCTAGCATGTGCTTGTAGATGTCCATAGCAGAATCAAAGTGTCGCTTGATAGTAATCTCAAGTTCTTGCTTTGTAAAATCGTCAACATCATCAATAGAATTCTGACGATTCTTTGTATCCTGACGGCGAAGATCAAAGAGAGGGATCTCATCTGCCAGCAAAGAACTGTCAGCATACCGCTGGGAGAACTCTTGATATGTAAAACTACGATGACGCAAAATCTGAGCCGCCAGTCCCCTGGTGGTCTCGATCTCAAGCGTCATGTGTGCCTGCTCAAAGACGCTCCAGTGCTGGTGTTTAATACAATAGGATAAAAGACCCGCAACCTTTGGATTTTCTTGGTTGTTGGGGTTGCTAACACGTGCCACATACCCCATCGTCTTTTCAGCATCAGGGGTAACAGTAATCAATTTAACTTGCATAATACGCTTGATAATACTTTACGATACCATGAGGGAGAGCATGTCCTTGTGAGACCCAATCATTACAGCACTCAGTAATTGACTGCATACTGTAAAGAGGTTCACCATTTTCGTCGGTCAAACCTCCAAATCGATTGAGGAGAATGTTGTAAACTTCTTGGCGTAATTCCATACGCTCATCGTTGTAGCGCCAATCTTCAGTCATTTTTTCTTCTTAGGTTTGTTCCCCCAGAGTTTCGGATTAACCATACCATACCATTTCTCCATTGTCAAGATCTTACCTCCTAGGGGTTTGAGGAGATCATAGTAAGCATCAAATACTTTTACATGCTTAGGTCCAGCAACATGATCGTGCTTAATTACACCATCAATTTCATATGTTACTAGGACTGCGTTGTTTGGCCATTCCTTTTTATCAATGCTTTCAGGAATACAGTCATGAGCAAAAACTACTACGTCATACTTGGAACGTAGTAAATTCTTATCAGATTCCGTTAGGTTGAAAGACATCGATGAGTTCTCTAATTCTGTTTTCACAGAATCCTGGGTTTGATAGTCGGACTCTGTGGAAAGTTTCTCGGGCATGGTGCTTTTCCTCAATGCATTTTTTAATCATGTAGATCACTCTGTCTTCGTTGACAATGTTCACTATTATTCACTCCATTGAATCTCAGGAAAAGCTTCTTTAACTACGGCATGGGTAATTCTAAATTTAGATTGCAGTAGACCGTCCTTGACCAGGCAAATAATATCTGCTTCGGTTTCATGGAGACCTTCAAGCAGTTGAATGAACAGTTGCTCTCGCTTCATACGAGAAAGAGTGTTTGCACCTTTAATAAATCTCCAGAGGTTACGATACTCTCTTTCAAGAACTGTATGCTCTGTTCCAATTGGTGCATCATTGCGAGTGAAGGGCACCTCACCTTCTGGAAGATCCGAATTAATATTGGGATCATAATTCCATTTAAGAATTGAGCGAAGTGCTTGTGAATTATTCTCTTTGAGAATTTGAATCTTTTCAGTTTTCGTTTTGGCATTAGATGCCTTTTTAATGACTTCAGAAATCAAGAGTTTCATGAGTAATACAAAGAATCGTGTGTTTTTATTTAGTCGTCGTCAGCAAAAGGATCAGAATCAAAAGCATCTCTCTGATCAAATTCAACACTAATCAGTTTTGCTACTTGAAACGGAATAGTGTTTCCCTCTTCATCCATCATTTCTGGATGTGGGGTAAATGATACTTCTTCTTCATCTGTTGCTAGTGCTTCCTGCACTTGTTCAACAAATCCAACATAATATGCATGAGCAAACCACCCAAACATAAATCCTAATAGTGTTCCTCCAATCGTAATTAACGTTGAGAACACAAGAACTACCGCTAAGTTCATTTTACTTACCTCCTCTTTAGGTTGAACCTCTTGTTTAGGTTCCTCTGGTTTGGACCTCCGACGCCTCCTCCTAGCAAGCATAAACTCATCACCTTTATTTATTGGCGATTGCTGACTTTCGTTTTCTGTTTTTGGTTCCAGGTTTTCTTCCTGGTCTTCGTTCGGTTTCATACTTCCATGCGTCGGTTAGAATTTTGTAGAGATAGTCCTTGATCTTTCTTGCTTGTGGTTTTGAAAGATGACCATATGCTTCTTTAGCAATCTTATCTTTACCCTTGATGTATAACTCAAGTTCTGTGACAATGGTAGAAACACTCGCAGCAGTAGGACTTTCAATAAAAGCAGTCATCTCTTTACGAGTGAACTTAGATGTCTTTACATAGGGGTAAAGAGAAAATAGAAACTTTCCGTCGAAAGCAGCATCGATTGACTTCTCGACTAGGACGTAAAGTTCTTCAGTAGGTTCCATTAGATAAGTTTGTTTTCTTGGAGGTAGTGCAGTGTGTCTTTGAATCCGCCGATATGTCTGGTGTTAATAGAAATTTGAGGGAACGTAGAACCCTCACCAAACTCTGCGTAGAATTCTTTTTTAGTAAAGTCCTTTTCGTACTTGTACTCAGTATATTTAACATCTAAATTGTCGAATAGCATCTTTGCTCTATCACACCATTGACAATTTTGTTTTGAGTAGAGAATTACTTCCATGACCCCCAGAGGATAACTGTACGAATTATACCAATAAAAAAAGGGGGTGTCAACCCCCCAGATCACTTACGATACTTTTACATGTATCTAAATTCTTCTTACAGAAACCACGAACGTATGAATCAGTATCAACACTCATTGTGTGGTGTGCATGTATATGCATACCTTGAACTATAATCAAAAACCCAACCACTAAAAGATTAAAGTGTGTTACTGGACTGCGAAGAATCTTAATCATAAAAAAAGGGGACCAAAGTCCCCAGATTCAGTTAGATCAGAAGGAGTACTTCAGACCTGCCTTGGTGCCGTAAGAACGGTCAACACCAGCAACGCCCGAACCAACGAACGAAACTTCACCGTAAGCAGAGAGGCTATCGGTCAGACCAACGCCAAGACCTGCCTTACCTGAAGGAACCCAGTCAG